GTCATTGAAACTTGTTTTGCGACCAACTCATCAACCTTGTTTTGTTGATCAGCTGGTATTTCACAGTATTTCCTTAGGTCTCCAAAATCCGTTTCCAGTTGTTTAGTCTTAATTTGTTCTCGCATACTGTTATATAAATAAATCATATTTGAAAGGTGTCTTAATTTCAAATATGAATTCCGTGGGGCCTTTACCCTGTTTCTATTTTCCTCAACTGAATAATGTTTCTTATATAGAACTTCAATAAGAAACAAGAAATCCTCAACTTCCATTGTTGTTGTGGAAAAATGTTGTACGTCTGGATGTAATGTATTTGGACGTACCGGATCCATCCATTTTACTAAAAGATGTTTTGATTTTGTCATAACATCCCCAATAATTTTGGATTTATCCAATCCTCCATCTGGAGTTTTGAATTCCTCTTTAAGAACTAATTCAAAAAGGTGTCTTCTTCTCCATAAAGCTTCAATACTAATAACACTTTGAATTCTCAAAAATGGGTTATTGGTATTTGAAACTTGGGCAAAGGCATTCATAACTCTTCCTTTTTCGGCAAGATTAGCTTGATTGCTAATCATGGGAGAACCTGATGCAATTGTTAGAGCTTGTGTAACTGCATCCGCATCGTATGAATCTGAGACATTTGCTTCATCTACATACAATATACCTTGTCCTTTATAGCCATCCATGAATTTAAGCGCATCATTTGTCGGGTAGAACGTAAAATCGCTTTTCCGTGGTTCATAAGCAATTCCTGCTTCCGTCATCGATTCTTGAACACAATCTTCATGTGATTTGTGAATTCTTCTCATGATCTCATGTGACAAATCCGTTTTTCCAAAACCTGGTTTTGAGCATAGTTGGACGTGGAATAATTCATGTTTTGGTAACAAAATTTGTATTGCCGTTTCAACCATTGTATACATATTAGACATTGTTTTGAATCTTGTTATGAACAATATTCTCATTTGTGTATCTTGTAGGCGTGGTAGATGTTGGTTCAACTCCGTCATTTCCATAAACAATTGCATAAATTTAAAACAATATGAAATGTCGTGCATAAACACATTGTCTGAAATTCCTTCCATGAAGATTGAACTAGATAAGAACTTTTCAAATCTCTTGACTAGTGCAATCTCGGTTTGATGACCTTTAAATACAATTGCCTTTGCGTGATCTAACACAGTTGTTAATACCTTCAATATACTGGTGTAAATTTTGGGCATTTGTGTTATGGCCATTCCCATAATTGTGATGTTTTTCAATGTATCAGTTACCGAGTTCTTTGCTGGTTTTGACATTGCTTTTAGTCCTAATGCGACTAAAACTCCCGTTGTTAACAATGATAGAATTGCTGGTGTTCCACTTTTTAGTGCTTCCATAATTTGATCAAAGAAATCAACTTCATCCTCCAACTTCATATCCTTACCTGGTTTCGTGACTTTTACATGCTCATCTTTAGCTTTCTTGGTAGTGGCATCTGCATATGCTAAGAATTCTGCTGAGACGTTTTCATCATATCCTAAAATAGACTTTCCGATTTTAATAGTTTTGTCATACAAATATGCCAAAACTTTCCAAACGACATCAAGAATTCCAAATTGAGCTAGAATATCCAGCACAATTACCGTTTTTACTATTTTGCAGTCAGTTTGATTCCACAATAAATAGTATAAGAATAATTCATAAGCATTTACATTGGTTTTTGCTTCAATGCCAACTAAGGAACAAATTTTTTCTAAAACATCATTAAAAATATAAGACGCAATCATCTTTGTTGTTTGGAAAGATGATTCAAATGATGAAAAATCTGCGTCTTTAAGCCCTAATGCTGTTTGTTTCATCCCGGTAGTGTCTAATCGTGTTGTAAAGGCATTTAATGCCTTTTTTGCTCCTACGAAGAAATCTTCTCCTTCTGTAAAGAATTTCTTCATGCCAATGTCTTCTGCTATTGAAGAGCTTGCACCCTTCATTTTTCCGTACAATTTATTGAGTTGTCTCATTACAAAACCACTCTCTTCCGCTGGTGCTTGTATGGTACTACCTAAAACGGTTTTATCCTGCTCATTTGTATTTGGGACATATGGTGTTGGTTCCATTTCACTACGAACACTCTCTTGCTTAGCTGCAATCAACAATTTAATCAAGTTTTTAAGACCTTCTATGTGTGCAAAAGTATTTGTTGTTGGCATGTCTAGGAAATAACTAATAGACCTGCTATACCTTTCTTTTAATTTCAGATGATATGCTATATCATCAAAATCTGCCAAGACATTTTTCAATAGATTTGGCGCACGCAATAAGGTATTTAAAACTGATGTTTTTGTTGAATATTTGTCTTTTAGTAATTGTAGATTCTTCTGCAATCCAATGTGAGCATCATTTACAATAGACTTGACTGATAAGACTTCCGTTAGGTGCATATACAGACTATCAGATAAAACTTCAAGACATTTTTTGTCGCCTGTATTTTTGTCTGCTAGATTTTTTCCTAAGTCACTTCTGAAGCTATCAATTTTCACCTTGATTGTCTTAGTGTATTCATAGCCTTTCTTAATTGAATTTGTTAATTCTGCAGTTTCTTCGAGTGCTTCCGTAATTATTCTCAATACCTTATGTTCTTCGGTCTCAAGAGTTGTTATGTTTGATATGTTGATCTTTTCTTTGTGATTAACATGGAACATTCTTTTATCTCCATTTAAGAGAATTCCTTCCTCTTTTTCAATGAATTCTGCATCTTCTCTATTTCCAATTTGCCTTACTTTCTTGGGTTTAAAGAATTCACACAATGTTTCCTTTGAGAAATATGTATATTCTACCAACTTGTTGATGTTATAAATTGGTATTAGGAGTTTCATTTTAATGATCTCTTCTACAATTTCTTTTGGGGTTATTGCTGTAATTTCTAATTGCCGTAACATGTCTATCATAGTATACATGTAATTTGCCATTTGATCTTCATAATGATTAAATTCTGGTGCTGTCATCATTACTTTCAATGTTGCGATTACACTTGCCGTTTCTAGTATATCTTTTAAAACCATTCCTTGATTATGTACACTATTGGTTATTTCCCTAATCAATTTTTCCGTCACCTCATTATAATTATAATTTACTTTATTAAATCTTATAACTATATTTTCAATGTCCGTAAATCTAAAAATGCCTGATTCTTTTAATTCACCGGCATTTTCTAAGGCTGATAAAAACTCATCGAAGTTGTTTAAAATAATTTTCGGGATTTTTGTTTCATTTAGCCTGAAAGCAACTCTTTTGTAAATGTTATAGTCTCGGTGTTGTGACCATATTGTGCTTGTTGCGACACCAGTTGATAATGCTCGCATATTTTTCTCAAACATAATGAATGAGCCTTGAG